TGCCTAACTACATTATATACAACACAGAAACTGGTAATATTAAAAGGTCTCTTTCTTGCGAAGAAGCTGACCTTGTTCAAAATATGGAAGAGGGAGAAGGTAGTCTTATTAGTCAAGAAGACGTTGCCTACAAAAGAGTTGTAAATGGAGTTTTAGTTGATATTCCTGCTGAAGAGCGAGAAACTTTAGAACTAAGTGCGGCTTTAATTGATCTCAGGTCTACACGAAGGTACTTACTAAAACAGTCAGACTGGACCCAAGTACCAGACGCTCCTGTAGACGCAGCAGCTTGGGCTGTATATCGACAGCAACTCCGAGACCTACCAGCTAACACCACAGACCCAAGGAACGTAGAATGGCCAGAGCCACCATCCTAGTATTCATGGGCATCTTCTGGGTAGCCCTGTTCACCTTGTTTGCTGTAGCAGAAGAGAAAGAGTTCTCTGAACGTAGTCAGCAACACCTTAGCGAGATACACGATGACCTGTATGAGGTAGTGTTCCTTGCTAGGCTAATGTCTAAAGTCCCTTTTGAGGTCACTGACGGTCTTAGGACCATAGAAGAGCAAAGGGACTACTTTAACAATGGTTTTAGTACAACCATGAACTCCAAGCACCTAGAGGGTTATGCGGTAGACTTAGTACCAATACCTGTTAGGTGGGATAGAGAAGCCTTTGAACCGATAGCAGAGGCAATGAAGAGAGCATCCGACATGTTAGATATACCGATAGTCTGGGGAGGAGACTGGAAGACCTTCAAGGACTATCCGCATTTTGAGCTTAGGGAGAGGCCAAATGATAGTCGAGATGTTAACGATGGTGGGGGTGCCGATCATAGTAGCACTTCTGTCTTCGATGGGTTTGTGGAAGTACCTACAAAGCAGAGCGGACCTAGAGCATGAGAGACGGTCAGAGTTTCGTAGAACATTGCAAGACCAGATTGATACATTATCCGAACAAGTAGGCAAACTTAACTACCAGAAAGAATCCCTTCTCCGAGAGATAGCAGAACTCAGGGAGGCACTAGCAGAAGCTAAGGCCACAATCCTGCACCTAGAAGAACTGCTACGGAGACGGTCCTATGACAATAATTAAATTCCTCGCAGCCAGCTTCGCAGTCGTGTTCCTTCTGAGTGGCTGTGCTTCTTTAGGCTTGGTGACCAAAGGAGCTACAATCCTAGCGGAATCTACAGGTAATCCTCAGATTGAACAGGCTACGGAGATATTATCAGAAGTCAGTGGTGCAGCAGCCCCTATAGCCGGGATTGTAAACATCACACAGACTAACTGGATGTTATTAGGACTGTTGATATTGGGTTGGATGTTACCGTCTCCCGGTGAGATACTACGGACCATCTTTAATCCTATAGGGTGGCTAATCAAAACACTGTTAATAAAGAAGTAGATTAGTCGTGTTTGCTTCGTAGAAGCTGCACTTAAAACCTAATCTTTGATTAGCTTAACAAACTAAAACCCCCGCAGGTTGATTCCTACGGGGGTCTTTTTGTGCCTAAATTTAGGGAGGTTTAGAACTTAAGGCCAAACCCTGCAATGAAGCGACGGTCACCAGATTCAAACTGGTCATCGTAGGACCAGCTTACCCGGCCATCTACGTAGACATTCTCAGCTAGGTCCAGTTTGTAGCCTACACCAAAGTCACCACCGTTCCAGTCAAGGGACCAGCCATCAAGACCTACAGAGGTGTTAGCGAAGGCATACTCACCACCTACGATACCGGGGTTAACAGAAACCTCAAGGTCTGCTGTTACATCACCCCACTCATTGTTCTCACCGAAACCTACAAGGTCGCCACCATCAGCACCCCAATGGTAGTTGAGACCGGGGGTAATCTTGAAGGCACCGAACTCAGCATCAGTGTAAGCTCGTGCTTGGAAGTTGCCATCAGTGGAACCAGAAAGCTCACCATAGGCAGATACAGCACCAGAGCCTACCCCAGTACCAACAGAAAGGATGGTCTCGTTCTCAAACGTAGTACCAAGTTCTACGTAGGTATTTCCCACGCTGACAGGAGCATCTTGTGCCACTGCTACACCAGCCACAAACAAGCTGGCAATCATAACCATAATACGGTTCATGTTGTCCTCATTATTATTATTTGGAGAGAGAATAAGGGTGGGAGCCGAAGCCCCCTTCTGTTCCAAGGCCCCCCATAGGCCCGTCCCTTACGCTGCTACAGCGAGGGAAGGTGCAACATAGTTGTTAGCACTTATAAAGGTTGGTTCTTACGGAACCACTCGGTTGCCTCATTGTAGCATCTAGCACCAGTCGATCCTAGTTCACCCCCCTCATAAACACACGAATTAGCAATGGGCCAAAGCGATAACTTTTATAGGGGTCACCACTGTTATATCTAAAGTCCCCCCATATAAAGGGAGTTCCTTTAAACGAACCAATCCAGTGCCAATCCCAAGTCATTCTACCCTCATGTGTTTATGGTGGAGGTGTCGGGTACTGCCCCCGAGTCCTGCATACTGTCTTCTACAAATCAACGGCGAACAACTAGACCAGCTTCAGGGTCTTATTTCCCTTGGGACTGGTCCCTGTCTCTGCGTAGATCACAAGCTCATTAGCCCAAGTACCGGGAGCTACCTCATCGAGATACTTGAGCAAGGTCTTCTTCCTGATCCTGACAGGCACTCGAACAGCAGCATTAAGGCTCACTGTGCCGTACACCATATCAGAGTCTTCTACGAGCTTTCTGAACTTCTTTAAGTTATATGCCTTCATAGAGCCTCCAGTGGGGTATAGAAGTCCCACACGTACCTTGTGTAGTTCATACCTTCAGAGAAACGGTCTATCAATTGGTTCATATTGCTACAACCGTTAGCCTCGATAAACTTATTGGCAATGGTGTAGGCTTCCTCAAAGAACATCAGTTGACCTAGCTCAAGCTCTTTAGGGTCTACATCAGGGTTTTCTGTAGCTATGATGGTAGACATAGCACCAAGATAGTCGATAGCTCGTTCCATACGGACCACACCACACTTGTTAAAGTCTGCTGCAATAAGGGAAGCTACATCTCTGATGTCGCTAATGGCCTTTTCTGTGGGGTCTGCTACAGCTACAGTGCTAAACAACAAACCAACAAGTGTGAGCAAAATCCTCATAACACGTCTTTACCCTCTAATCTATTTATTTCCATTTCTGCGTAGCGCATGACCTTGCGTAGGTCAGTGATACGAGACTGAGTATAATCCTGACCGGGGTACAACTTGTCTCCCGCTCGACAGGCGTACTTGACCATGTTCCCAACCTCAAACGATAGGCGGTTGGTCATTATGAAAGTAACAGGTTCAATTTTATACTTTGTGTAGTGACTAGGTTTAACAATGATATCGTCGGTGTTGTTCAGGTCTGGGTGTGTCAACTGAAAGCCCTCGTCGTCTAAATCTTTTCCTGCATGAAGATTGATATCCACTGCTTGCATACTTCACTCCTTACTACATCATCTAGAGTGAACTCGATAACAGGGACATTCACTCCGTACTTCTTACTAAGCTCTACAATCTTTGCCAGACCGTTAGCTTCTCTAAGGTCAGACTGTTGGACATCCCCATTAAGCACAATCTTAGAGCCTTCTGCTACTCGGGTCAACAGCATCTTAATTTCATGGGTGGTGATGTTCTGTGCCTCATCTACAATGATGAAGCTGTTCTCAAAGCTCCTACCCCTCATCAGGGCTAGAGGGGCTATCTCTATGTTACCATTCTTCAGAGAGGTTTCTAGGACACCCTTACCTACCCATTGCTCTACTACATCAAGGGTAGGCATAGCCCAAGGTGTAGCCTTCTCTAGGATGTTGCCCGGTAAGAACCCTATCTCCTTGCCTACAGAGACATGCGGCCTAGTTATGACAATCTTATCTATGCTCTTCTCTAAGTACATCTGAGAGGCATAACTAGCCGCTATATAAGTCTTACCCGTCCCCGCTGGTCCCAGAACTATCGTCTGTGGACTGGTCTTTAGTGCGTTTAGGTACAGCTTTTGCCTTTCCGTCTTTGGTTCCAGTGGTGGCCTTTTTGGTAGCTGCACTTTCTTGGACGACTTCCGTCCAGACGTTTTCGTCATACCGGATTAGTTTCGCTTCGTTGACAGGGATATGGAAGAACATTTCGCCGCCCTTGTTGATATTAGGGCCGTAGGCTGGCTTTAGATTCTGTACACTTAGCTGCTCTCCTCGGACGACCCAACATTCTTTGAGGTCACCACGAAATACGAAGAACGTAATCGTTGCGTGCTTCTGGAGGAGCCTCGCTTTCCTACCGGGGATACGTAACTCTTCCCACTCCGTTGGCCACTCCTTTTCCCAAGGCGTTTTAACTTCAGCCTCACTGTAGAAGGTCTCCCCGTCTTTTGTGGATACTACATCAGCAAGATAGTTTTCCTTAACTCTCTTGATTGCGTGTCCTTGCTGCTCCAAATAACTAACTAGGGCATTCTTTGCCTTACCATCAAATTCGTCGTAGCGTTCTTTGTTGAACTTAGAGTGAACTTTATCAGTCGGTTCCATATTGTACTAACTCCTCATAACCCCCGATGTAGTCTCCTTCATGGTTCCATATCTGGGGGACTGTATCTAACCCGGACCACTTCATCATGTTCCGAATGAACTTGTGTTTATATTCTGTTATATCGTACTGTTGATACTGTCGGTCATAGACCTCTAAAGTCTCCTTGGCTTTCTGACAGGCAGGGCAGTTGGGTTGAGTGATGATTGTCCAAGCCATCTATTCTTCCTTCATCTCTTCACAAAATAAGCCACACTCAAAGTCATAAGACTTTAGCTTGTTACCTTTGGCATCAGGCGGGAGTTCGTCCAAGTATACCCTCTTCCCTTTATACCAGACTAATTTAGCGCCAAGTTCTCGGGACTGCCTCGACCTGCTTTCAAATACGTCAGGGAAAGTCTCTCTTACCAAGTTCCAATATGTAGCAGAGATAGCCTTAACACACCCTACACAATTAGCATTAGGATAACCTAAGCTATATATCTCTGGTAGCTTAATCCCCGCATTCAACAACACGTCAAAGCAATCTTGCTTAGTCATATTAGCATCAATTAGAGGGGTAAGCAGGGTATTCCTCTCTGTAAGACGAAACCTCTCAGCCCTCTTTTGCTCTTCGGCAGTGAACCCTAAAACGGTGTAGTCTGGCTTATTGTACTTCTCCCACTCTTGCCTAGCCCTCTTCTTTAACTCTTGAGTACAAGGCGCTCCAGCAGGACCAGACATAAACCTTCGGTCAGACCACACTTCTTTACAAGATTGGTTGGGATACTTTGACCGAGTGGCAAACTGAATCTCCACACCTAGCCACTCCGCTACATCTTGAAGAAACCTTTGGTTATCTTTATGCTCCTCTTTGATGGGATTGTTGACAACACTGACCTTGTTGGAGTCTCCATATAATTTCAAAGTCAACTTAGCAGCTACAGCACTTGCTGCACCACAAGAGAACCAGACAGCTATATGCTGATCTTGCATCAAGCATTCTCCATTAGGGCTTTCCAAGATACAGGGAATAGGTCAGTCATATACTCTGCGATCTGTATAGCTACCTCTCTGGTCTCTGCTTGACTGTCGGGTCCAAGTCTTAGCTTACACATATCTGCAAAGGCATCTAGGCTACCAGACCACCACCAAGAGGTCATCATGGACTGTGGCAGCATCATACGAGCTTGCTCTGGTGCTACACCATAGGCGGTCATATACTCATACATATACAGCACACGATCCATGATTTCTACATACTGCTGTTGCAGGAACTGTTGGTGTTCTCGCTCAAAGGCATCACCTGAACCCTGCTTTTTGTTGTCGGGTCGTGTACGCCAGAGGTCAGGGCTATAGATGTCAGGCTCTTCGTCAACGTATCTTCGGCTCACCTCGTTCCAGCGTAGAAACTTGTGCTTTACCAGTTGTCGAGCTACAAAGACAGGAGCATCCACCTTGAAGGTCACGAAGGCATGACCGAAGGGGGACGTATGCTCATGCTCTGCTAGGTAGTGGATCAGCTTCTCATCCTTGGAAGAAAGGGCATCGGACTCCTTAGCGAAGGAGACCCGAGCCGAGTTTACCGTAGTGAGGTCGCTACCACAGTGATGTTTTAGAACGACGTTAATCACCTGTACATTCTCCCCCGTCA